CGGAGCCGGGGGATACGATCCGATTAGTTATCCTGGATCATGGCAGTTGATCGCCAGCAAAGGGGCTACATTTACTGGTGGGACGCTGAATGTGGGCGTTACCATAGACGAAACAGCAACCACAGGATTCATTGCTACCTTTAACGGAAACGGATTAAACTTTCCTTCCTCGCCTGTGGAAATGTTAATTTCACAAGAAGAAACCCGCATCACAGGGTTCAACATAGAACTGCCACTAAACAGCAGTAATATTAATAGCAGGATACAATTTGGTGATGGAACAAATCAGACTACAGCGGCCTTGCCTCTGACTGGCGGGACGATGACTGGGGCGATTAACTTGGGAGACGCAACTGCTTACAACTACATTGACGCTTCTGGGTTGGATGTTTTCAACCCAAACGGAGAAACTTTTTATCAAGCAGGTGGTTGTCATGGTTCAGACCCAAGCGGAAACTTCACCGCACAACCAAACTACCTTTCTGCATTTGACGTACTCAATGACCGTCAAACGGAGATGTACGGAGGTAGAATTTATCTCCAAGGTGGAGGAAATGATTTAAGCATCATTCCTACTCGCATTATTTTTGGCGATGAGGAAGAAGGCCACTTACAATTAACCGATGATGGCATTTCATTCAACAACGATGAGGACGACCCGCAGCCACTAAACTGTCTCACAAAGTATGTAAGGACTGGCATAACTTTCCCAGATGGAACAACCCAGACTACGGCTGGTGGCGGTGGATCATATCTCCCCCTGGCTGGCGGAACGATGACTGGGGCAATTACTTTTGATGGCACGTCCGGTCAGTATATCAGCAAGGGTAATTTCGACACGTCTCGCGGCGGCAACTACGGCATCAGCCTGGTATGCTCTATCGGCTACGAATTCAACTGGCAGGCAGGCTGGCTGACAACTACTGAACAGTCCAGCGTCACCCCTCGTCCGCTCTACCTCGATTCTCTGGCAGGAACGACGCTGCGCGCTTGGAACAGTTCCACAAACCTTGGAACGGAAGTCTCGCACACCGGCATCACCTTTCCAGACGCTACCGTCCAGACCACGGCTGGTATTCCTGCTGATGGTGAAGTTACTCTCAGCAACTCAACGCTTCACTTTACGGACGGAAACATTAACACTACTATATCTTATCAAGATGGCATTAATCTGTGGCACGCAACAAGTAGCACGGACATTAACGCTTTTGGTATTAGTATTACAACCTCTGGCGAGACAACTACAATCAATGGTGGTAATTTTAATTTCAACGGTGCTTCAGCTCAGTTCGTAAGCGAAGGTAACGACATTGCATTAATTTCAAATACCAATTCTGGCACGCTCGCAGTTATCGGAGTTTACGACGACGCACAGGGAGGAACCTTTGAAGCAGTTAAGGGATCTCAGCGCACAATCTTGAACGGAAACGGCATCACCTTCCCGGACGGCACCATCCAGACTACAGCTGGTGCTGGAACGCAAGGTCCGCAAGGCGATCAAGGCCCGCAAGGACCAGCAGGGAATGACGGCAGCGGTGGTATTGATGAAGCCCCGTATGACAGTAATGCTTACATTCGTATCAACAATAGCTGGCAACCTCTGTCATCTTACGACCAGACAGGCGGCGGTGGTATTGGCGAAGCCCCTTACGACGGAAACCCATACATCCGTATTAATAACAATTGGGAACCTCTGTCATCTTACGACCAGTCTGGCGGCGAACAAGGTCCGCAAGGACCGCAGGGCGATCAAGGACCGCCAGGGAACGACGGTAGTAGCGGTGGTGGCGGTGGAAATGACGGAGCGCAAGGCCCAGAAGGTCCGCAGGGTCCGCAAGGCCCAGAAGGTCCGCAAGGACCAGCGGGGAACGACGGCGGGAGTTTTTCCGATGCCCCTTACGACGGCACATCCTATGTCCGCATCAACAATAGTTGGGCGCAAACCTTTAGGGACTTCACGCCTTACAACGCCAGCGGAGACCCATTCTATCCCTACGAAGTTAAGATCACCGTCAACGGCACGGACTATTGGATGCCTGTCCGACCAGCTTAACTTAAAAGCCTGACTACAAGTAACATGTCTGAAGACCAAGATCTAAACCGACAGATCACAGCAGCAGAACGATTGCTAAGGCTAAAGAAGTCTAAGAGCAGCCTTCTTGGATTTACTAAGTTTACGATGCCGGATCATGAAAATCCGGAAGACCATCTAAAGTCACGATACGAGCCGGCCAAGCACCACGAAGTAATTGCTGCTGCGCTGGAAGAATGTGAAGCGGGGCGCATGCCCCGCCTTATTATCACAATGCCCCCCCGACACGGCAAGTCAGAGCTGGCATCTCGCCGATTTCCGGCATGGTTTATGGGGCGAGATCCTTATCGGCAGATGATTTTTGCCACATACAATCAAGAGTTTGCCCAGGACTTTGGTAGATCGGTACGCGAGACTATGCGCATGCCCGTCTATCAGCAGGTGTTTCCGGGCTGCAAGCTGCGCACGGGGTCGGCGGCAGCCGACCGCATCCAGACGGACGAAGGTGGATTGGCGGTATTTGTCGGCACGGGCGGCTCGCTGACAGGCCGTGGCGCCGACCTGCTTATCATTGACGACCCCATTAAGGACCGCGAGGAAGCCGACTCTAAGACCTTTCGAGACAAGCTATGGTCTTGGTTCACGGAAGTCGCCATGACCCGTCTAATGCCCGGCGGAAGGGTTGTAATCATCATGACACGCTGGCACGAGGATGATCTGATTGGTCGCCTGACCGACAAGACCAACCCTTGCTTTAACCCTGAGGAGGCGGTAAATTGGAAGGTTCTTGCGCTGCCGGCTATTGCCGACGAAGACGACCCCATGGGACGCAAGCCTGGGGAGCCCCTGTGGCCCAACCGGTTCCCGCTTGAGTCCCTAGATCAGATTAGGCGCCTTAACGCCAGGGGCTTTTCGGCCCTTTATCAAGGCAAGCCTACTCCCGAAGACGGCGACTACTTCAAGCGCGAGTGGATCAAGACCTACACGCCAGACCAGCTGCCAAAGAATTTACGCATTTACGCTGCGTCTGACCACGCCGTATCTATTGCGCAAGACGCTGACAAGACGTGTCTTATGGTTGTTGGCGTTGACGAAGAAGACAATATATGGGTGCTTCCTGACGTTTGGTGGCGCAAGGCTCAAACCGATGTAGTTTGCGACGGCATGTTGGACCTAATGAAGCGCCACCGGCCAATGCTATGGTGGGCAGAAAAGGGTCACATCTCCAAGGCAATTGGACCTTTCCTTCGCAAGCGCATGCAAGAAGAGTCGATCTACTGTGCCATTGACGAAGTCAATCCGGCCAAAGACAAGCAGACCAGAGCTCAGGCTATCCGTGGCCGTATGGCTATGGGCAAGGTCTACTTCCCCAAGTTTGCCCACTGGTGGCAGGACGCCCTTAACGAAATATTAAAGTTCCCGTCAGCCCGACATGACGATTTTGTAGACACAATCGCGCACATCGGCATGGGTCTATCGCTTCAGGTTTCCGCCAACAAAGCCATGGAAAAAGAAGACTCAGGGCCTAAGACCGGAAGCATAGCCTGGGTCAAGTATTCCTCCAAAATGAAAGAATGGAGAGAAAACAGATTGAAATCTTTTTGGACCTGATAACTATCTTGAAAATGAAATACGAAGACGAGCCAAACGAGGGAGCCCTCCACGAAAAGATGGAAGGACCACAATTTGAAAAGATGGAAGACAAGATGGAAGGTGAAGAGAAGCCGTCCAGCGGCATCATCCGCGAAATCTCCGCCGAGCAGACCGTATCGCGCCGCGCACTTGTTCGCGAATGGCAGGATCGGGTGATGCGCGGCAAGAAACACTGGGAAGCCCCGCACAAGCGCATGCGCGAGGACATGGACTTCCTTATGGGAAAGCAGTGGCCATGGCACTCCGAGACCGATGACCGCTATGTTTGCAACCTTGTTCAACGCCATGTTCAGCAGCGCGTTGCGTCTCTTTACGCCAAAAACCCTAAGGCAGTTGCCAAGCGCCGAGACACCTTAGACTTCACGATTTGGGAAGGCGACGCCAGCCAGCTTCAGTCGGCTCAGATGGCAAACGACATTGCCATGCAAAACACCGGCATGCCTGATCCTAATTCGTTGGCGCTGATGCAAGATGTTCAGCAGGGCTTTGAGCGCCGGCGCATCATGGACAAGATTGCGAAAACGATGGAAATTGTATTCCACAACATCATCGAGACCCAGAACATTAAGGATCAAATGAAGCAGCTTGTTCGGCGCACTTGCGTCACCGGCGTTGGCTTTGCCAAAATTGGATTTCACCGAGTAATGGGCAAGCGACCTGAAGACGTTGAAAAGATCACCGACATTACCGAACAGATGCGCAAGCTTGAGCGCCTGATGGCCGACAAACAAGACAACATCTTTGACGAAAACAGCATTAAGTATGAAGAATACAAAATTATGTTTGAAGAGTATAGCCTCAAGAATGACGCTATTATTGAAGAAGGCCTAGTGTTCGACTTCCCGCCGTCTTCCAACATCATTATCGACCCGCGCTGCCGTCAACTCAAGGGCTTTATCGGCGCTGAATGGGTGTGCCAGGAGTTCGTTCTTTCCATGGATGAGGTAAAGGAGATATACTCCGTAGACCTTGGCACTAACTACACGCGTCAGGTTGACGACTCCAAGCGCAACATTGACCAGGACAAATCGGATTGCGATCTGGTTCGCGTATGGGAAATCTACTCCAAGAAGGACGGAATGAAATATGTTGTGGCAGACGGCTACAATGAGTTTCTGCAAGAGCCTGCTGCTCCGGACGTTAAGCTCCGCCGGTTCTGGCCATTCTTTGTCTTGGCGTTTAACGAAGTTGAGAACGACAAGGAGATCTACCCTCCGTCTGACGTTCGGCTGTTAATGCCGATCCAGAAGGAATACAACCTTGCGCGTCAGCGCTTGCGCGAACACCGCAACGCCAACCGTCCGCTTTACGTCACTCCGGTCGGAGCCTTGTCCGAAGGTGACGTCAGAAAGCTAATGGATCGAGCGCCCAACGAAGTCATCCAACTTAACTCGCTGCAACCCGGCCAAAAGGTCAGCGACGTCTTGCAGCCGGTGCAGCCTATTGGCATCGACCCATCTCTTTACGATACCTCAATGCTGATGGAAGACTTGATGCGCGTAGTTGGAGCGCAGGAAGCCAACATTGGCGGTACCTCAAACAGCACGGCAACCGAAGTGTCGGTGTCCGAAGCCAGCCGGCAGACGGCGCTAGGCTCTAATGTTGACGACCTTGACGGTTTCCTAAGCGAGCTGTGTCGCTCGTGTGGCCAGCTGCTGCTCATCATGATGGACCCCGAAACGGCAAAGCGCATGGCAGGCCCTGGCGCCATGTGGCCTACCATGTCTTCTTTGGAAGTCTCTGAGGAGCTGCTGCTTACGATTGAAGCAGGAAGCTCTGGTCGTCCCAATAAGGCCTCTGACATTGCCAACTTTGAGCGCCTTGCGCCGACCCTGATCCAAATCCCAGGCATTGACCCAACTTGGCTGGCCAAGGAGGCCATCCGCCGTATGGACGACAGCCTAGACCTTACGGAAGCCGTCCGCGCTACGCTGCCTTCTATTGTGGCCATGAACTCCCAGAAGAACCTTGCCCCAGGCGGAGATCCAAACGCTGCTGGAGCAATGCCTACGGGAAACGCAGGTGGCATGGCCAGCGAGGTTTCGGCGCCTAACATGGCCGGCGGTATGCCACAAACCGTTCCTAACGCCATTTAGTTGACTTTCCCCAAATACCAGCAAACATGAATACCGTGAATGAGACGCTAAATCAACCTGAGTCTGCTCCGTCGGCAGATTCTTCACCCACGACCGAGGTTGTTTTGCAGCAACCTCTTGAGGCAAACTCTGCGCCAGAGGTGGCGCAGACGCCGGAGCCAAACCATGACGCTAAAGATAGTGCCGTAGAGTCGTCGACTACGGACGACAAGGACGCTAATAAGAAGGCCACCCTACTCGATGTTGTGAAAGCAGCATATGAGAAGGGCAAGCCTGACTCGGATTCGTCCAACGAGGGGGACCACAGTAAACCCGCTGAACACAGTAATTCCGATGCAAAGCTAGTCCAGGACGATAGCCAGCAGAAGGATAACAGTGATCGGCCGGCCGAAAAGCTGCCGTTCCACAACCACCCACGATGGAAGGAAATGATCACCGAACGCGAGGCACTGAAACCCAGGGCCGAACAGTACGACAAGATCACTAACTTCATGAATACCAACGGCCTCACCCCTGAGGAGATGGCCGAAGGTATGCACGTCATGGCGTTAATGAAGCAAAACCCAGTTGATGCTTACAAGCAACTTCAGGGTTACATCGAAAAACTTGGTCCGCTTACCGGAGACGTTCTGTCCCCGGATATCAGGGCTAAGGTCGATGAAGGCTTTGTTGACGAAGAAACTGCCAAAGAACTATCTATGCTTAAAGCACAGCGTGATCTTATGGAGTCTCGCCAGCAACAGGTGTTTGCACAGCAACAGCAGCAAGAAGTTGCCTCTAGGCAGCGCGGCATCCACGATGCCGTTCTGAATTGGGAGCAACTCGAAAAGGCCAAGGATCCTGATTGGTCCGCGAAATACGAAATGGTAATGGAACGTGTCAATACGCTCCTTGTTGGCAATCGACCTCAAAATCCCGATCAGGCGATCGAGATCGCACGACGCGCTCTCTCTGACGTGAACACGAGGCTTCGACCGCTGGCAGGGCGTGGAACCACAATTAAGTCTCCCACCAGTTCCTTGTCGTCCAACCAAGCCCGTTCGGCCCCCCGTTCTCTGGACGAGGTAATCCGCATGGGCCTTCAGTCTAACCACTAAAACTATATACTACCATGGCCAACTCATTCTCTATTCTCGAGAACACCATCGCGTCCGCCCTTGATTTCCATATCAAGAGCGACGCTTTCGCTCAGTCCATCCAGGAGAAGCCTCTGCTCAACCTTTTCACGAAGAAGCAGAAGACCTTTCCCGGCGGCAAAGGCGATATCAGCATGCCCGTTGTGTTTGATTACACGACCACGATCCAGGGCTACGAAGGCGACGAAACCGTCAACTACGTCAACCCGCAGAACACCAAGCGCGTCTCGTACCCTTGGAAGGAAATTCACTCCGGTATCACCGTCACCCTGACGGAACTGAAGGTCGACGGCATCTCCGTCACCGACAGCATGACCGGCGAGAACACCTCCAAGCACTCGGGTCGCGACGCGACTGTCCTCACGAACATCCTCAAGGCCAAACTTGACGATATGACTGAAGGCTGGTCTCGTGGCTTCAACCAGATGTTCTGGGGCGACGGCTCGGACGCCAAGAAGATTGCTGGTATTCAGGCCTTTATCAAGCCTGCTGCCACCAACGATCTCGGCACCACCGGCGGTATCGCGCGCAACACGGTCTTCCAGGGCGGCAAGAAGCTCTGGCAGAACCGTACCGGCACGTTCACCTACGCCTCCGGCGAGACCAACATCATCGAAGGTCTGCGCAAGGAAGTGCGTCAGCTGAAGCGCTACGGCGGTAAGCCCACGGTCATTCTCTGCGGTTCTGGCTTCCTTGAGAAGCTCGAAGCTGAGATCACCTCCAAGGGTATCTTCACCCAGACCGGCTTCTCGAAGGGCACCGATATCTCTATCGGAGTCCCCTCGCTGATCGGCCTTGGTGAGTTCGTGTACGACCCGACCCTGGACGACCTGCTCCCCCCTGGTGCGCTCACTGGTTCGCAGACCAACTACGCCTACATCCTCGATATGGAGTCCCTGTGTCTCTATACCATGGAAGGCGAAGACAAGAAGGTCCACAACCCTGCTCGCCCCGAAAATAAGTATGTCATCTACAAGGGCATGACTTACACGGGTGGCATGGCCTGCAAGCGCCTCAACAGCTCCGGTCTCTATATCGCTGCCTAAGCGATATAGGCTGGTTTCAAACAAAGGGCCGGATTTTCCGGCCCTTTTTGTTTGCATTTTGGATTGGCCCGGGGACACTGTGCTAACCATGGAATACGCTAACATCGAACTTCGTCTGGGCAATAGCATGCTCAATACGATCTCTAAAACCGTCACTGCGCCTGAGGCCCGAATCCTTGAGCATCTTAACGGAGAAGGTTCTGTCATCATCAACACAATCATTGGCACATCCGAGAACACTGACCGTGTTGAGCGCGAGCGCATCACTATCCTGTACGGCAAGGAAGGCCTTGATCGTTGTTACCCCGGTGCGGCCCCGCTGCACAAGACTTTTGTCGACGCCGGCTTTGACGGTCGCGTCCCTGAGGTCGCCAAGAAGCCCAAGACCCTAAACTAACATGGCACGCGGAACGTCTCTACTCGAATTGAGGGCAATGCTCCGAGGCGAGATCGGGGCGTCTCCAAACGTTGCCATGGGGGTCAACACCATCAACCAAATGGATCAGACCCTCAGGCGCGTGCAAGAGCGCCTGTGGTCTGATTTTGATTGGGACTTTGGGTACATTGAGCGCGATGAAACCCTGCACACCGGCCAAAAGTATTACACTTTTGACCCGGAAATTGATTACGATCGAATTGTAACCACGCATGTAAGCTTTTCCGAAATCTGGCATCCTGTAGACTACGGCATTGGGCCCAATGAGTATAATCAGTTCGACTCCAACCGTGGACAGGCCACTGAGCCCGTGCTGCGCTGGCGCCACTACGAAGGCAACCAGTTTGAAGTTTGGCCGGTTCCGACGACCCATAACCAAAAGCTTCGCTTTAAGGCGGTAAAGAAGCTGGCGCCCCTAATTGCAGACACTGATCTCGCTACTTTGGACGACAACCTTATCGTTCTTTACTCCGCTGCCGAGTTCCTTGCTCGCTCTAAGGCGGAAGACGCCCAGGCTAAACTAGCCCAAGCCGTCTCGCACTACAATCGCCTCAAGGGTCTAGGTATGAAACGCGACCGGTTTATCTATGGCGGCGGCATCGACCGCAATGAGAGACTTCGCATTGTGGGAGGCCGTTTCGTAAGAGACGACAGGATCTAATGCCGTACACTATCGTAGACAACTTTGGCGCCGGTCTAGATAGCCGAAGGCACATTCTTAACTCCAAGCCAGGGACTCTGGCAAAGATTGAAAATGCACACATTACGCGTGGTGGCGAAATTGAAAAGCGTAAAGCCTTTGTCCAATTAGCGATAGATGGCAACTGGGGTTATAGTTATGGACTAGAATCAACGGCAACAGGTGTTTACGTTTTTTCACCCTTCCCCCAAGTTGGTTCTCTGCCGGAAGGGTTTAACTTAATGGTCCTTGCGCCTCCAACCAACTCTCAAGGTGTAAGTTTTGGCTTCGACGGATACGACCTAGACGTAAACATAGAAAACTATGACTCTCCTGTAATGTCTACTGTCTTTGGTGGCAAAATTTTTGCCATCATGAGACATAGAAACCATTATGGAAATGCACCTTCGCCGTCAGGCAGTTATTGCACGGCGTATTACGACGGCGTTGCTATCAAGGACTGGTACGAAGGCGTATCGCCTTCAAGTTCTTATTACCATTCTGATATTTGTTTAGATATGGTTTCCTATTTTTCTACAACCCTTACCCCCGGGTATACGGCAGAAAATGGCTACATGAGCAACTCTCTTAATGCCAACATGGAACCCCCAACGGCCCTTGACCCTGCGGTCATGCAAGACATTGATGGTTATGCTCCAGGAGATCAGATTGGCGTTTCTAAAAGCTTTGTTATTACGGGAAAGCCTGGAATTGATTTTACAGTTGAACCAATCAAGATGGATTCATGGATAGTGGAGGCCATTGATGTGCAAAAGAAAGTTGATTACGTTGCGCCAACTGAGGCCACTGCTACCCTTAACATTATTGCTGGAGCAGAAAATGCTGCAAAAATTCACGTTCAAGGAAGAAATTTTCCTGGGGCAGCTGCTTCGATCAGAAGTATACGAGTCAATGCGTCTTCTGTAACCGCTACGGACGGAACCGATATCCTGAATTGGACAAGTTCAATTGGCCTCCAGCACCTAACTTTTAACCCCACATACACTACTGGATCTAATTATGGTAACCTGTTATACAACATAGCTAAGGTAATTAATGACAACACCACAAGCGGCTTGGCCCATGGGTATAAAGCATATTCTCGAAGGCTTTACAAGAATACCGGAAATGACACCAATGCAATAGACATTTATGCCCCGGCAGATGAAGGAGAGAACGCTAACGGATGGCTTGTTCAAATAGAGTTTGATACAGATCCTTCAGGTTTTGGTGACCTGCAGACCCTTTGTGATCCGACAAGCGTAGCGCCAAGTCCTTACAATCCTGGCAAGTTTATTGCCACTATGGGCACTCTTAGCGAAGGAACTACAAATCAGGTTGTTTCTATCAAAGTTGACGGCGTAGAAGTGCTTGGAAAACCTGTTGATTGGCAAGAGTCAAACGGCTTTACGGCAAGCCTTGTAAGGACTCAGATGAACGCGTTTACTTCCAGCGTAGAATACGAAACCAAAGTTAACGGATCCTTAATTACTTTTACTGGTGTTGCCGGCCAGGGTGCGCTAATGAACAACAAGTCAATTAGGGTTGAGACACTTGGAAATGTTATCGTAACTACCTCTGGAACGTTTAATGGTGGGATTAACGGGATCGTCGCTTTGCCTAAAAAAGTAAGAATTAGATACAACGAGCGTACTCCTTGGGTTTCTCCAACATGGGGGGAAAAATTTGGAGTAACTATTACGGGTAACGATGATCCGATTAACCCAATAGTTGTTGGCGCATCAAGAATGGCCGATGTATTTGGAAAAGACCCATCTTTTGTATTTACCTACAAAGCCAAGGTTTATGTCGGATTTGACTCTGTTGTTTATTTCAGCGCGCTAAATGACTGCACAAAGTGGGACATTTACGACCTTGGCTCTGGATTCATTGACATGTCTAACAACTTTGGAGGCCGCGAAAGGCTCACCGGATGTGGCGTGTACCAGGACAAGATGGTCTTCTTTACTAGTCGCAGCTCTCAGACTTGGAACATAGATCCGGATCCATCCCTAAGCAGGCAATACCAGACCATTGAAAACTCGGGATGCGTTGCTGCCGACTCGATTGTTTCCATTAACTCGGTAGATTTGATCTACCTTGGAGACAACGGCTTTAGGTCACTCCGCGCAAGAGAAACCACTGACTCGGCGTATGCTAACGATATCGGTTCTGCGATTGATAGCATGGTCATTGATCACATGCAACAACTTGAGACCAATAACCCAACCGACTGGTCTGATCCGTTAAGCGCAGCGCAATACAACTGGTTTACCAGAAAGCACTCGTGCAGGGCAGTCGTGGAGCCGGTAGACGGTAGGCTTATGATGTTCCTTGGGAACGACGTTTATGTTCTTTCGTACTTTTCGGGAGCAAGCATTTCAGCGTGGTCAAAATACCAACTGCCAACATCTGAGCATTGCACGGGTTTAACCATGTTTAACAACAAGGTTTATATCAGAACTGACAGTGGCGATATGCTCAGTCGCGGGGGTGGTCAATTCTTTGTCTACGGCGGAACAGACGGCAATACTTACGACAGCTCTGCTGTTGATGTAGAAATGCCGTACTTAGACGCTGCCAAGCCGGCTACGATCAAGGAAGCCAAAGGCGTAGACATGACCTGCGAGGGCCAATGGACGGTATACTTGGGCTTTGATCACACGGTTCCAACCGTTAGGGACGAAATCGCAAGGCTCAATCAGTCAACTTTTGCCTTTGGTCGCATTATGGCCACAGGATACGGGACTCACTTTGGTCCAAAGTTTACCTGCGAAGCCCCAGGAAAGGCCAAGATTGCCAACTTTATCGTTCACTTTGATGAACGAAACTCTAAGCACGAAGCCGGATGACCACTTTTGCAAAGATAAACAAGGATGACCTTCTTTTTGTCGTAAGCAACATGCGCAAAAACGATCGGTCTGAAGTGTTTGCTACAAGGTGGAGCGACTCGGACGAGGACCTGGCCAACGACATTATCAATGGCGGTGAGTTTGGATGGATTTCCGGTCAAGGCGACACTCCTATTGCGGCCTTTGGCGCCATCCCGATCTGGAACGGTGTTTGGTCTGTGTGGATGGTGGCCACCGATAGGTGGCCGGAAGTGGCCCTAGAAACCTCTAAGTTTATCAAAAGAGTCATGGTGCCAACCCTGGAGCAGATCGGGGCGCACAGGGCAGAGTGCAGGTCCTGGTCAGAACACCACGACGCCCACCGGTGGCTGGAAATGCTAGGCGCTAAAAAGGAATCGCAAATTAAGAACTTTGGCAGAAACGGAGAGGAATTCTACGTTTACTGCTGGACTCAGCCCGTAACTAAGCCATATTCGGCCTAACCCAATACGACCATGTGTTCCGGAGGAGGATCTGACAATTACGCCGCGCAGGCCCGAGCTGACGAAACCGCAAGGCAGGACCGCATCAAAACGGGAACTGCCGATGTAAACAAGAAGTTTGAAGGCTTTAATGACGCTTTCTACGGACAGCGCCAGCAGGAATACAAGAACTACGCAGAGCCACAACTTAGGGATCAGCTTAAAGGCGAGTCCTCATCTCTGGCGTTCAACTTGGCTAGGTCTGGACTGACTGACTCTAGCGAGCGCTCGCGCAACGAAGGAGAGCTCCAAAAGCAATTTAGCGCAGGTAAGGCTGAGATTGCCAACGCTGCCCTAGATCAATCAAATCAAGCCCGACAGAGAACTGAGCAAAACAGGTCTGAACTCCTTGCACAACTTAACGCTACCGGAGATGCAGCCTCTGTTGGAAGCCAGGCAGTTAATCGCGCTGGGCTTCTAGCTTCCCAGCAATCCTTCTCGCCTATTGGCCATATGTTTAGCGCAACCACCGGCCTGCTTGGCAACGCTGCCAGGGCTGGATACTACGATAATAACGCACCAGGAATGAACGCCTACACCGGCTTATTCCGTGGCAACTCAAACAACTCTGGCGCGTCCAGAACCGTAAAGACCTAATTAACATGTGCGAACCAACCACAGCAACGCTTGCATTGACCTCTCTTGGCCTAACGGCTGCAGGAACGGCCGCTAGTTACGCTGGCGCTGAAAAGGCCAAAAAGGCCATGGACGCTGCAGCTTATGCGGAAAAACTCAGGCAAGACAAACTCAAAGCAGAATCGAAAGTCATGTTCGACGCGTCCCTCGGCGAGTCGGGCGCGGACGTCTCGAACAAAAATATCGGCGACGCAGTTGCTAAAAGAGACGCCGCAACCGATGCTGCTGTTCAAGAGGCTGTGCCTTCTTCTGTTGGGTCGACTACCGGAGCAACCTCCAAAACGGTAAGCGACGAAAGCGCTACGCGCACTTCGGCTGGTCGAAACGTGGCTTCGATCTACTCCAAGAATAAGAACCCTCTTAGTGGCGTAAATGACGTTAACGTCAATGACGCTATCCGAAACGGCAGATACCTTCAAGACCAGGGCCGTGTAGCTAACTTTATGGCAAAATCGGCAGAGGTTCTTCCGATTGAAATGGACGCAGCCAAAGAAAAGGGCTCTGGTCTTCGCGGTGTAGGAACTATTCTTACCGGCGCAGGTTCGCTTGTTGGCATGGGCGCGGGCATGGGAGCCGGCGCAGCCGGCGACGCTGCTGCAAAGCTTGCGGCAGAAAAAACCTTAATGGACGGAGCTTTGCTCCACCCCGTGCTCGGAGCCAAATCCCCGGCATCCTGGTACCGAATGTTTGGCGCACCACAACCCCCTATCTAATATGGCAGATTTCTCATGGGTAGAACCCTCAATGAAGAACCTGGGCAATATGCTCGGGCTCGATCCTGAGGCTAAGGCAAAGGGCGCGGCCCTTCAGCAGCAGCGCGAGCAATCGGCAGCTGCTACTGACCTTACGAGGGCAAAGCTTGGCCTTGTGCCGAAGCAAGGCGCTGAAATTGATGCTCGCACCGCAGGTTACAAAGAGAAGACCCGTGGTGAAAAAGACAAAAACGATGCAAATGGTCGTCTTGCTGAAGCCATTGCTGCGGCTACTTTTGTTGATGAAAACGGAGACGTTCAGGTAGATCCGAATGGAATCGCTGGTATCGTAAAAGAGTTCCCTCATGTAAAGGTCGACCTTGAAAAGTTCGGGAAAGGACTAGCCGAGTTACGCCTTCAATCAAAGAAGCGCGGTGGCGGCAATGGCTCCGGACTTCCGCAGCCCGACGCGTCTAAGAAGATTGTAGGACCTCCCCCCGGAGAAATCATGGATGCCCCAGCACCGGTGCCTGGTCAGCCCATTCAGCTTTCCGGTGGCATGCCTGACTTGACGCTATATTCTTCAATTATGGGCGGAGCGCCGTCTGATCTAGAAACTTCGCTGCGCCAAAATCAAATTAATAGCATTAAGGCCGGCATAGATGCGCCTGCCAATGGTGCCACACAGCCCGCCCCCGATGGCGTTGCTGGCATGCTTTCCGGTCGCGCAAAGAACGATATTCCTGACGCACAACTCCAGCGCCGATTAGCGCAGACGGGTAAGGTTCTTAGCATCAATCAAGCCGTAAGCCCCGAACAGGCTGCTGACGTCCGAACGCAGAATACCGATAACACCATTAGGGTCAACGCAGCCAAGCCAGTGACCCTTGGCGCTGGGCAGCAATCTTTTAACCAACAAGGAGAAAAGCTGGCTGAAAATACCCTGCCTCGAACGCTCGCAGGCGGGGCAAGCATGGTAGATAAAGACGGCAATGTAGTTACAACTGCACCAAAAGTTGGAGGAAAGGGCTCAAAAGGCACTGGCTCCGGCGGAGAATACGGAGACCCGACTACCCTGGACGTCAACCGTTCTAACGAATGGATTGCTCGCGCCAAGGAAGTTGTATCTGAATGGGCAGGGTCTACCTCTGGAAATCCGATCAGCCCCGGCGTAGCATCTCAGCTGGCTGCCCACGCTTACCAGATGGAGTTCGGTGAAGGCATGCCGACCAAAAACGCAGATGCCGTTATGCGTTCGTATCTTGCCAAGTCTGGTTACAAGTTTGACAACACGGTAGGCAATTGGAATCCGTTTAACTCAAATAAGACAGAAGTCTATACACAGGATGGCAAAAATGTAACGGGTGGCTCTGATAGCCCCGTGCAACCTATTGTTCCCGCCCTTCAAGGCGGCGACGTACAGCGCGGAAAAGTAAATGGTACATCGTTGAAGGTTAACCCCAAAGACCCAAGAATGGGTCTAATGCCGTCTCCTGACGGTAGCAGCCCCGATAAGCCTCACGTCCTGGGCGTAGCCGGATACCCATCTGATCCTGCGGATGCAAGAATTTTGCCTGGGACTATTTTTGCTGCCTTTAACTCTGAAGACAACAAATACTATCTTTACCAGAAACAACCAGACGGAAGAAACGTAACCATTGATGATGCTACAAGTCGTGGACAAATTGGTCTTCACATGGCCGACCTTCAGGAAGCAGGCTTTACCGTGTTTGGTAAGGACATGCCAAAGGACAAGCGCTTTAGGGTTAATGGCGTCGAAAAATCTTATAAACCCTACGAAGCAGTAGACGTCAGGCATCTTCTTGCGCCAGGCCTAGGGTTAAGAATTTCTGAAATGGGATGGGTAAATAGAATCGCATCGTTCAGTGAGTTCGACAAAATGCTAAGATACATTGCAAAGACGGAAACGGGCGAGGAAAATGAATGGCGTGCGTTGAACGCCAGCCAAACAGTCAAGGCCTACTACGTCGAAAAGGACCCGGATAAGAAAATGGACATTCTTCAGAATTGGCTCAACAAAAGGGTTGCTCCGGTGCGAGAGTTTGCTCAGAAAGAAGAGGAAGCGAGAGCGGCCCAAAAGACCGCGACTTTAGCATCCACTCTATCTGATACCAAATGAGCTCCATTCCTGATCGCGAAATTGTAGATAACGAAAACCTAAGGCCGATTCAGTCTGGCATTGGGTCTATCGTTGAAAACAAACGAATCCTTGCAGCTTCCGATGTACCTGGCGCCGGTTATGCCGTTGCTGCCGGAACAATGCGAAGCGCCATTCCAAGCTTTGCTGGTTGGCTTGGTAGCCGTGGCGGCGCCTTAATCGGGGCAACAGCGGGAACCGCTGTGGCGCCGGGGGGAGGTACTGCTGTTGGAGGATTTGTAGGGTCTACGGCTGGTGGCGCGACGTTAAGCTCGCTTGCTCAATGGGCGCAGGAAAAGGTAGCCCCAGTTGGGGCAAAAGAAATGTTTGCTATGCACAAATATCCCGTGCTGACGCAGGTTGGCGGTTATCTTTCTGCAACCCCTTACATGCGCGGATCAACTTTAAAAGAATGGTCAGAAAATCCTCTTAAACAGGCCCAAAACGCAGCAGGCGAATTTGGTGGAGAATTTGGCGGTTCGCTGGCTATCCACCTTGCAACCGGTCAAAGGCTAAAGAATTTTGATGTAAAGGGTGAAGCCATTGGCGCCGTCATTGAGTCGTTTATTCAGAATGAAGAAACCGCCTTGGGTCGCAGAATTACGTCTGGCCTAGGACTTGACGGTCCAGGCCATGCGCCAACCATTACCAGACCAGGTCAAGTCCCCGTCTCGCAGCGCGAACTTGTCGCGGAAGCTACCGCTGCGCCCGTCGCTCCTCCAGTTGCTGCTCCTGTAGCCACGCCAGCTGCACCCGTTGCGCCGGTTGCAACGACCCCTGGAGTTCCAGCTCCTACCGTTACCCCTGGAGCCCCTGTCGCACCGGCAGGAACGGTTCCGCCGGCAGCAGGAACGGTTCAGCCAGCTACCACAACGGTTCCTCCAACCACCCAGACCGGGACGATTGATACGCGCAACATCCCCGTCCAACAGGAAGAATTGATGCCCGTTCAGCCAAGGCCAACAGATAGCCAGGATGGACAGAAGATGTGGGATGAGCTTTACGGTGAAACCCATAAACCCAATGGAAGGCCGATTACGTTTTCTGAAGCAAGGCCTGCGGCGCACACTGATCAGCGGAGTGATCCTGCTTATAATCCAGCGTTTGAAACCCCAGACAGGGGTACGGGCAATATGCCCGTCACAAAGCGACCAAGAATTATTCCTGAATCCATCGCTAGTTACAATTTAGCCGATTTTCTTCACAGCGATACGCCAGAAATGGCTATGAGGAATCTCAATGAGGAGGCTGCTAGAAACCCAAAAGTTGCTGAGTATATAAAGAACAACAAGGTAGCCATCGATAAGGCAATTCAGGATCATATTGCGTGGAATAAGAAGCATAAAGATACTCACTATCCATCAGGAACCCCACAGCCTTCTCAGGTAGAAGCTGATTTGATTAAGAAATATGACCCTTCTCAAAATCCCGAATACGCTGCTGACTTGAAGCGACGACAGGACGAGTGGGATCTGAAACACGGAAATGACTTTCAGCACACTGGATGGCCAAAGGACAACAGAACTGCCACGGCAAGGTTCCGTGAGGGGCAGACCCTTGGAAGAAAGAATTTTTACAAGAAGATGGTCGGTCCTGCAGGTAAGCGCTCAGTTGCATGGTACAGCCAAGATAGGGATATCATCCTTCCAGGAACCGTCGGCGGTCGCCGGGTCTACCGAGTAGGACTGCAAGGAACAAGCAGCATGATGGGGGACATGGTGGACATGACGAACCCTAACATGATCACGGAAAACCTTGATGAAGCCGTAGCATTTATCGAAAAACACCGGCAGGAACAGGCTGCAACCCAAGCAGAACGGGATGCGCGAGAGCAGGAAGCGCGCGAGTCTGACAAGAACAAGCAGTCTCAGACCGAGGCAAAGGACACCAAGGACGCTCCGGAGGCAAAAGATGAGCCCAAAGCTCCCGTAGCTCCCGTAGCTCCCGTAGCTCCCGTAGCTCCGGCAGCTGACACGGCTCCGGCCGGAGAGATCAACGCCACTGCTATTGCGGCGCTGTTTGAGAAGGTGCCAGAATACAAGTGGGCAAGCCCGTCCGGCGACGCCTACGCCAAGTTCCGAATGGAAGTCATGAAGGCGCTTGGCGCCGAAGGGATTACCAAGACCAACTCTGGCGTTAACAACTACCGAACCCTGCTAATCAACAAGCTGGGCATTGACCCCAAGCAGACGATCGCGGCAATCGACAAGGATATCGTAAAGTTCCTGAAGAAGCTCCTTAAAGGTAGCTCCGGAAGCCTGGACAATGACGACTCCGCCCAGGGCGACACGCCAACTACTACGACCCGCAAGGACAAGAAGCCCGCCGGTGCAGCGCCTGCCGGCGCTGCGACCATCACCAAGCCGATCACTGAAGATGAGAAGAAGCAGCTCAAGGAGCTAAACATCGAACAGATCAGGCAGGACAATGAAGACGCCGAAGACGATTCCGATCCAAACGAGAAGTTTCATGCCATCTTTGACGATATTGCTGAACGCAATGGATACCTTAACAAAGCGGGAATGAGGAAGTACCTTGAATCCGTTTATGGCAAGGACGAGTTTGACGCCATGGATGCAAGCGAAGCGCTGAAAGATTGGGATGCTCTAACAAAGCCGGTGGTGTGGGACAAAAAGACAACCCCGATCGCAGGAACAAGTGCTTCCGTTGCCGTAATTCAAAATAACGAAAAATTTAAAGGTGGAGACTACGGCGCTGGCTGGAGCTCTGCTATGGTGGTCTTTGGAAAAGACGGAGAAGTAATCAGCATCCATCAGTTTAGGGCCTGGAGGGGCAAACCTAGCGGAACGCCGGAATTCGGAGGCCGTAAGCTTCTCATGGACCAAGATGGCGCAAGCAAACAAATGGGAATTTCGGAGCCAAAGGGATGGGATTACGTAGTCAGCCAATACGGCAAAGAAGAAGCATCAAAAATTGCAGAAGGCGCCATTAAGGCTTTTATTGATGCATCCAAAAAATACTCAAAGACATTAGACTCAAAGAACGAAAAATCGTCTAATGCGTTAATATTTCAGAGAACAAATAACGGAAATACTGATATTGCAAGGGGGGAAATTGATACCGACCCGCTAAATCTTGCACTAGGATTAAACGGAAAAGAGTCAGACAGGGAATTTTTTGAAGCCCTTGAAAAGAAGTTTGGATTAAAATTTATAACGGCTAACAGGGGGTACGCGGGATATGGAAGTGAAGAAAGGTACAACAGGAACAATGAGTTTAAGTTTAGCCTTGGGATTGCTGGAGGAGTGGTCCACAAGCCCGACGTTGATCCTGACTATAACCTTAATAATGACGAGTGGAGGGCTGCCGCAGATTATGAAGCTCTAAAAGAACAGGTAGAAAGCCCGGAACCAGAAGCCGTAAAGCTTCGCGCAAAGATCGAAACCCTCAATCATGATGGTGCTGCATACAAAAAGGCAAATCAAAGGCTCAGTGAGCTAGATCGAGAGCACGCAGAAAAGATTTTTGAAAAATACAAGATTTTTAGGCCAGGAGACAAAAGGTATGTACCCGGGGTGTTAGTCCCGAATTACTACCCTGAACAAAAAGATCTCTCTCGCAACGAGGAAAGACTCAAGTCCTCAATTCCTTCATACGGCACTATTCACCGCAACGAAGAGCAGCTAAAAGGTTCATCAAAGACCCTTGATGAAGTCTTTGAGGTGATGGATGTTGTTGCAAAAAAGATTGAAGAAATTAAAGTAAGAATTTCAAAGGGTAACTCAAAAGACCTTGATGTTGACCTAAAAGAGCACGCAAGACTTGTAGAAAACCTCAGACTTGCAAGCGAAAGGGCCATTCCCGAGCTTTTGAGGCTCCAGAAGGAAACTGATGAAGCCGTAGAAAAAGCAAGTGAGGGCCAAGACAAAGCCGGGCATGTGTTCCCAATTGAAGGAACCGACAAGACGATCTCATTCAACACAGACGCAAAAGAAGGACACAAGTTCAACACGCAGTCCATTGAAGCCGTCAAAAAGCTAATAGAGCTACAGGACAAAGCAGTTAAAATAGGCGAGCAAAAGGGAGGAAATAAGACAAAAGAGTATGATGACGCATGGAACGCGTTTCATGCTTTTGAGGCCGTGTATAAGCTCATGAACTTGGCCGAAAGAACCGAAACAATCGGATCTATCAAAGGTGCAAACGGTAAAGAAATTGCCACATTGTTAATTGTTTCTGGCGCCGAAAAAGCCATGCCGTCTGCAGATCAACTTGCCCAGGCAGAAATTGGAGAAACAGAATCCCATGAGCTTTCCGAGCTATTTGGCGGAATGGTGACAAACGTAAAGCTTGGAATCCCGGCTGGATCGGACAAAAAGACCATCATTGGAATTATCAATCAAGTAAAGCATAGGCTTATGATGATGAGAGAGACTGCCACCGATGACCCCAGGTTAAAGAACATAGAAGTAGATCACGAGCATGATCTTCTTTACAATAATTCCTACGTTTTTGACCTTAGCTCGCTTGATCCTGCGTCTGCAAAAATTGCCTTAACAGAGCTTAAAGAAAATTTCGATGGAGACACGATTGAGGACTTCAACATTGATGAAGAATTAATTAAGACGCAGAAGAAGCTTACGAAAGACAGTGGCCTTGTAATTTTCTTTGACTCCATGGTAAGTCGAAATGAAGAAGCTTTACAGGTTTACGACAAAAAAACCCAAGCGTTAAGAGATGTCAATTTTGACGACGCCGTGCAGGCCGCACTTGAGGCTCTGGCCGAAAATAGCGGAATTAAGGAGTTTGGAAAAGGAGAAAGAACTAAACTTTGGAGAAAACTTGATAAACTTATTGAAGCAATGGATGAGTGGAACGATTCTTCCGTAGGGAAAATTTTAAAATTTATAGAGGAAAACAAGGGCCCGCTTGATTACGGTCGAACCAAAAGGCTCTATCAGGAAATGCAGGACTTTAAGTCCGGCAAGATGTTTGGAGACGCCAAGCCCACCGCTGCCACCAAGCCCACCACGCCGGCTGCCGCCGAGGCAAAGCCTGCCACGCCGGCCATGGACAGCGTTACCGCCATGGCCCAGGAGAAGCCTAATGACTCCGCTTCGCTCAAGGCGGCTAGGACCAAGCTCCGCGCCGTTATAGAGAAGATTGGCGCCGACAGCCAGCAGGCTGCGTCCATGGCCAAAAACATCGCTCGCGCGGAAGAGAAGCAAGCCAGCTTTAACAAGTCCTCCGAGGGCATCGTTAAGCCATACACTGACACCCCTGAGCCGGACACCGTGACTCAGGCAAGGGCTCGAATGGCCGCAGGACTCAAGAAAGGGCAGGTCCTGAGCGCCACCTACAGAAAAGCGCAAGAGATCGTAGACCAATACGAATCAGAACACGACCTCTACACGGGTACCGTAACCGAAGAAGGTATCAAGCGAGTGTCTAACAAGGTGCTGGAAGACTTCCTTCAGCGAGCCCAGGACGCGGTCAACGAGGCCGGCGGAATGGACAAGGCTGGGGAAACACTGAAGTCTGAGTTAGGCGTAGCGTTCAGCATGGCGCAGGAAGAGTATCAGCGCCGCGAAATGGAAGCCGGTCGAAAGGATGAGTACGGAGACCTGCTGGCAGACATTGCAAGCATTGTTGGTACATCCAATGGTAGCATTGCCATCCCAACTCTCCCCAAGGCGCTGAAGTCTAGCTACTCCGAAATGTCGGAGATGTTCGACTCCGGGTTTACCACCGGGAAGAACAGCATCCTTAGGCAGCCAATGCACGGCATTGATGTGCAGCGCTATCTTACCGACAAGGAATACAAGAAGCAGGTCAATAACACGGCTGAAGCCATGTTGGAACAGCTTGCTGAAAGACTGTCCGAAATAGGATGGGCTCAGTTTGATCCTAGCAACTTCTCATCTAGCGAGCTGATGGACGCTCTTTACGAGGCCGGTATGGGGCGTGCCTTAGTGCCGAAAGACGGAGTCATGGGCGCAAGCTGGAAGGGCGACGTTGGTAATGTCGCAAGCGTAGCCAACACGGACACGGCAACCTTGCCCCAGGATCTGTTTAAGGCTACTCAGAAGCCAAAGCAGCTAGGCGCCAAGAAGTCTAACGACCTGATCGATGAAGCGGACACCTTTAGCCTATCTGGCGAAAAGTCCGCACCGGCGCCCACGGGGACTACAACGACAACGGACGACAAGACGCAAGACCTTGCGCCCGAAACCCAAGAGCCAGCCTACATCGCCCAGGCTCGCACCCAGCTCTCAAAGCTTGAGAAAGCCGGCGCAAGCCCTGCGCAGCAGCGCACGCTTCGCGACACCATTGAACAGTACGAAGCCACCCTAAAGCAACCCCAGCAAGAGGAGGCCACGGAAACCAAGCCCGCCACGGTAGCAGCTACCCAGGAGCAGATTGATCAGTTCGAGGAAGCCGCCGGCCGAGCCGACGACACCATGGACGACCTTGAAAGCAGCGCCGGCGGACAGGCCAAGGCGGACAAAGCTATCAATGGCAAGAAGGGCCTGATCGCCATGGCAAGAGATGCCATCGAGAAGTCTCCATTCAGCGAAAACGCAGAGCAGAACACGGCTTCCCATCAGGACACTGCAAGCATGCTGCGCGCAGCATCAACCCTGGCTAACGAGATTGCCGACTCTAATGAAGAGGCGGCCAACAACATTGAAGACATGGGTCGCGAGGATCAGTTCTCCGATAGGCAGGACATGATTGACCAGCTACGCGAGCTTGCGGAAGTCCTAGATCAGCTTGCCGACATAAACGAAGCAGCAGCCGGAAACCAAAGCGAAAGCGAACAGCCTTCGGTTAAAATGACTAGAAAAGACGTTGATCGCGAGATCCAGCGCCTGCGCGATGAGCAGAAGAAAGAAATGGATGCCGTCCTAGACAGCAACATGGGTTATCGCGAAACAAACGACGCTCTCACTGCGCTTAGTAAAAAGTACGAGCCTCAGTTTAAGAAGCTTACGGCTGAACTAAAGAAGCTAACCAAAAACGACCCAGGCGCAATGAGCGTTGAGGGCTCTATCAATCGTGACGGCGAATTTGCAAAGTTTGTGGTGGGGCTCAAGAGAAAGCTCGATGCTGGCACTATTACGCAAGCAGAGTACGACGAGGCATACGCCAGGGTTCAGAAGGCAGGCCAAGTCAAGCCGGTCACGGATGATGCTGATTCCTCCAAGAACACGGAAGTCCCGCAAGAGGGCGGTAAGACGACGATCAAGGGCAGCAACCTTGCCATGCCTCTTCCGGATTCAATTACTAACCAGGACAAAAAGGATGCAGTAGTGGTATCGGTGATGACTGAAATTAGGAACCAGATCAGAAATAGCCAGAACGGGACCGGGACACGCGTTGACTTTGGAGACCTTAAAAAAATAAAGGGCGCTGAAGCCTTCGTGTTTGAAAAGATCAAAGCGTTCTTGGACAGCAATCCCTCCGCAAGCTATCTTGAGATTGTTGCCAATCTTTATCAGGTTTCCCTGCCCAATTCAACCAAGTCACTGAAGGGCAAGCTTGCTGACGCCCAGGCCCTTAACGCCATTCTGATGGACGCGTACAGGACTGCCGTAGCAAACCTAAGGCTGTCTCAGATCGCAAATGGCGTTCCGGAGTCTGAGGCCATTTCTGGCGACATTAGTAGCAACCAAAGTGATGCTATATCTGGATACCATGTAATGAATGAAATCGGCTTATTTGAGGCGATTCAAAGGTTTTTAAACACTGCGGACGCGCCTTATGCACCCGGAGAGGTGGACAGCAAAAAGGGTAAGCCAAAAAATGACGCAGATGAACTTCTTGGAAACACTGCGTTTGGCATGATGCGCCTGTTCAACGACACTGTAAACAAGCTCATCAGAACGGGCAAATACACGACAACCACCAGCCTTCTTGACGCAGTGATTAAAGACCTGGAGGCGCAGGTCAAAGGCGGCCTTAACACCAAGATTGAAAACGAAGTCCTGACCAAGATTAAGGCTCATGTAAATAGCCAAAAGGGCGATCAGCCATTCTCCAGATTTGACCGTCAGGCGGACGACAACGACAAAGCGCGCGAGCTAGATACGCGCGTGGCTCGCAATTCCCAGAATCGACAGGGCGACCCGGATGCACGCAAGGGCTTCACGGGCATGATTTCCAGAGCCCTGGACGAGCTGCGCCTGCGTGGCGAGATCACTGCCAAGGAGGCAGAAGGCCTCACGCGCATCATGAATTACATCGGTTCGCAGTTCTTTTCCGGAGAGAAAATGTCGATCAAGAACGACAGCCAGCGCGGTTACTACGGCATGTATTCCTTCGGTGACAAGGTCCTGACCATCTTCCGAGACGCCATGCGCGACGGACGCTTCGAGTATACGGCAGCACATGAAATCGCCCACTTGCTTACCAAGTACCTCCCAGACAAGGACCGAAAGGACCTGATCAACGAGTGGAGGACGGCACGCATGAAGTTCCTGAAGGAGAACCCTGGCATTGCTGCCATCCTGAAAGACCCGTATGCCGACTTCAACTCCCTCCACTTTAGCTCTCTGGATATTCAGAAAGCTGAGTCCATCCAGCCCGGAGTCACCAAGTCCTTCGTCAAGAAGGAGCTTCAAATAGGCCTAAGAGGCAAAACCAAGACCGTCTATGTCGTGGCAGCACACGAAGGCGTGTACCAAATCTTCAACGCGGACGAATACTTCGCCGAGAACTTTGTGCGCGTCGTGATGAAGCGCCTAAACAGCGACCCTGCCTATACCGGCAACCCGAATACCTGGCGCGAGAAGCTGGCTTCCCTTTGGGATATGATCAAGACGGGCTTCCGTCAGATGTTCGGCAAGGACGTGACTGCCAGAATTCTGGCAGACTTTGCCAAAGGTAAGATTAGCCCTGACATGAAGGGCAATTACGGACTTACCGACCTGCATAACGCGATGCCGTCTAAAGACGGATCTGCTGACCTTTCAACCTGGAATACCAGACATGGCCAAAATGCCATGACCGTTACCGAGCAAAGCGAAAAGAATCTTTTGGCTAATGTAAAAAAGTCGTTGGACAAGAGTATGACCATAAAAGATGCCATACACATGGTACTTCGCGGGGTAACGGGCGGACAGTCAGAGCTAGTGAAGCTTCTGACGTCCAAGTATAACCGGGATTACGAAATTCAATTCTCAAGCAAATCCTATGAAGAACTCTATGGTTCCCACTCAAAGACTTCAGAAGGTAGGCCTATCAACGCAGCGCGCGTAAGGGGTGCTCACGTTGCCAGCGGACAGTATATCAGAATTTTTCCGGAAGACATTTTGGCCAGCGCCAAGAAGTATAACATCAGCTTTGCGGACGCGCTCGCGTTTGTCATCACGCACGAAGTTATCCATTCCTACACGCTAGATGTTATTAAGACGAACTCTATAATGCGTAACCAGGCTACTGACCTTGTAAAAGAGATCCGTGATGAGCTTGGCCTTACAATGACGGAGGCTCAAATCGACAAGCGCTTCTACGGTCTTTCTTCACCGGCAGAACTGCTTACCGAGTGCCTTATCGACAAGGAGCTTAGAGATATTGCAAACTCGATCAAGACAAAGACAAAGAGACTGTCAGAACTAAGTGGAGATACGCTAATGGAAAAGATTATCTCTCTGTTCCATAACGCGCTTGAATCCATCGGGATCAAGGTAAACAGGGATAGCGTGCTCGAAAGAGTAACGGAGATGATCGCAGTAGGAAGAGAAGAAGCTTCTGCCATCAAAAAGGGTACGCAGTATTATGGATTCTATACGCTCAGAGAACAGATGCGCGCCAAGGGCAACTTCAAGTCTACATGGGACTACGCATACTCACCTGACAGCCCAACCGGTGTGCTCAAAAGGACAGCTGTATCGCGAGACAAGACCGCGACTGCAAAACAGGTGGCAAAAGACATGGCTAAGGCGCAAAGGGCAAGAGAAGAAGGACATGCAGAGCTCGCAGACATTTACGAACGAAATGCAGCAGAAAAGCAGAGGAGTCACGATGAGTTTGCCGCGCGCATCGAGGAGGAGCTAAACGGCAACACCACGCCAATGCTCGAACAGGCCATCCCTGACCTCAAGAAGATTGACGGCAACGACACCCCAAGCGCACGCGAAACGCTGCTTGGCATCCGCGACGACGTTATGCCGTCCATCGGTCCTGCCCACCGCCCACCGGTCAGAAAGAACGAAGAGAAGAACATCGCCCAAATCGCATGGGACGTTATCTCCGGACGCTACTTCTCAGGCCTGAGCTCCAAGGCTCACCAGAACGCCGACCGCCACGATTACAGCGAGACGGTCAAGCAGGTGGCCAACATGATCCACTCCCGCCCAGGAGTAAACTCTAACACCTCCGAGCGAGACATACCTACGGCCATGATGGTCAGCCGTATCAAGTTTCAGAACAAGTTTAACACTATTGTTGACCCACTGAAGGGCATGCTTTCCGGGTTTAGAGACAGCAGCGCCGGCACGGCCAAGGAGCAGCGCGAAGTAGTATACCGTGCGCTGCACGACATGATCCGTGGCGAAAAGCCAATCACCAAGGGCAAGCTTGGCGAGGTTGCAACCAACCTTAAAAAGCTTTTTGAGGAGCTCAGGGAGTACCGCGTTGGCGCCGGCGAACAACTTGGCGATGTTAAGGATTATTTCCCGGCAGTCTACGACTCTCCGCGCATCTCCCAGGAGCGTGGCGCCTTCACCAAGGACGCGACAACGGCATACTACATGACTCTGTCCAAGCTTGAGGCCGGGGAGCTCGCCAAAGAGCTTGAGGTTTCCAAGAAGGAAGTTGAAGCTGGCGTAACCAAGGACGGCAAGCCGATCGACGAACTGATCAAGGAGAAGTCCGTAGCCAAAGCAATGGAGCTGTTCAACATGCACCTTCGCGGTATGGGCTCATCCGAATTTGACAGCATCTTCGGCGGCAACTCCGGAAACGACAGCGAAAACACTAACTTGAAGCGCGTGTTCAAAGGCGAGGCTCAGAGCATCATGTCCAAGTGGCAGGTCGCTGACCCGTTCCGCGTGGTAACGGCCTACATCACGTCCTCCGTGAAGAAGGCTGAAATCGTAAGAAAGTTTGGCGCCGAAGGCGAAATCTGGAAGCAGTATTCCGAACAGATGGAAGCCGATGGCGTTCCGTATGATACTATCGCAGAAATGCGCGAGCTCGTGCGTGTTGCCTCTGGCTACGGCATCCCGCCCAAGGGCAAGGCTGCCCAGACCTACGTTGACTCGATCACTATGATGACTGCGGCTTCCGCAATGGGTCGCGGCTTCCTGAATAACCTGGTTGAGCCTGTCACCATGGGCATCCGCGCCGGCAATCCCCTCATGGCCGCCCGAGGATTGGTCGAAACGTCGATCAGGTTTGTGCGAGAAATCGCCAACCTTTCGCCGGCGCTAAAGGCCAAATTGGGTGAAACGTTCTGGTCTGAATACGGCAAGGAGATCGGCACAATCCATAGCAGCATCGAAGATGCATGGATGGCCACTCACTCCATGGACCTTGACGCCGACCGCGCAGACCCCCGCTTCCGCTGGATTACCAATCGCATC